GAGACAGATGGAGAACCAATTCTCAAATAGCCTCTAAGCTTGTTTAAAGCTTCCAGTTTAAATAAATCTAGATTCTATTGTGGTGTTCTGGAGCCTCCACTGGTGTCTTAACTCTTATTATGTTCCGGTTATGTCTACATTAAAATTTATAGACATGCAAGAGGGTGATCAAGAGTTAATGACCAAGTTCTTTGAAACTAAAGAAGCCATCAACAGTAAAGTGATGGGTCAGTGGAAGGCTAAAAAAGAAAAGAATGCTAAACTCGGAGACTTGTCTGATTTTAGTGAAGTTCTTTCCGCTACAGGATAGGTTGTGTTTAATCCTATCTTAATGAAAGTACAGGGATTTCTAGATCGTGCCACTAAAGAAGGCATTGATCTAGATCCCCAACTTTTAGAAAACTTTAAGAATGACTGTGGGAATGCCCTAGTTAAGCAACTATCTCGTGGTAGAGGTAAGTATTCTTTACGCATGAGTGGCTTGGGCAGACCACTATGTCAACAGTGGCATGACAAAAATGGATCTCCAAAAGAAGTACAATATAATTCCATCATGCGATTTTTATTTGGTGACATTATAGAGGCCATTGCTATGGTGGTGTTAAAATCTTCTGGGGTAAAAATAGAATCAGAACAAGAGAGAGTGTCTTTAAATTTAGATGTTTGTAAATTAGATGGTACACTAGATGTTGTCATTGATGGCAAGGTGTGGGATATTAAATCTGCATCCCCCTATGCTTTCTCTAAGAAATTTGGGGGAGAGTTCGGTGGCTATAACAAAGTAAAACAAGATGATGCCTTTGGGTATCTTATGCAAGGGTATCTGTACAGTAAATCAAAAGGTATGGATTTTGGTGGGTGGATTGTAATAGATAAAGCTTCTGGTGAATGGGCTGTATGTGAAGCACCAGAGTATCAAGAAGAGGATTCTGTAGAGCAACTAACTAAAGCAAAAAGCAATGCTAGGGTGATGCTACAAGATAAACCTTTGAAGAAAGAATTTAAAGATAAAGAAGAAACTTTCCGTGTACAGTACGGGCCAAGAAAAGGTGAGATAGTCTCTACAGGAAATAGAGTGATGCACACTGTATGTGGATTCTGTGACTATAAACTTCAATGTTGGCCTGCTGCACAGCTACATAAGAAGGTAGGTACACAAGCAACGCAAAGATCATTTGTTTGGTATACAAAGTTAAAGAAGAGAGAAATTGAGTTATGATATATCTGTCTACAGAAGTAACCATAGGAGATAGTTATATCAACGAGAGCACATACTTTGGCTATCAAGAGTGTGATAAGGCTTTTGGTGGTGATAGTATTGTAAAAGAATTACGCAATAGACCTAATGGTATACCTATAAGAATGACAAAGACATTTGACCTAGATGAGCCTTGGGGTGATGAAAGGCTTGAAGAACATATGGAGAAAATAAACCATGACCTAGATATACTAGCTGTACAAGCAAAGAAGAGAGATAGCCTAGTGGTATTACACTGGACAGGCATAGAAGAACAACGAGGCATCCTAAAAGAAAGTGCACCTAAAACTTTCAAATACTTTAATGATAAATTAGAAGAAATAATATTTAAAAACTTGCCGAGGGTATAATGGTACTAAGACATCATGGCTACCGATCAGACTTTGAGTTGTCTATCGCTGTGGCCTTCAATAGAAATAATATAAAATTTAAATACGAATCAGAAAGGATAGATTATGTTAGGTATTCTACTTATAGTCCTGATTTTACTATAGAGGGTAAGGACTTTCTTATAGAGGCAAAGGGGCTTTTTACAACAACGGATAGAGGCAAACATTTATTAATTAAAAAGCAACATCCAGAGTTGGATATAAGGTTTTTATTTATGAAGGCCAATAACAAGCTTTACAAAGGTTCTAAAACTACATACTCTGGGTGGTGTGAACGGTATGGATTTAAGTGGTGCCAAGGGTTTTTACCACGGGAATGGTTAGATGAATAAGGAAGAATTAAATGATCACAAGGATAAGCTTCCCCCAGACATGTATGTTATATTTCTTAAACCCGATGGAGAAGATGGTTTGCATATCGCTGTAGTGGATACCCATGCAAAAGGAACAAATATTGTAGATCTGCCTTACATCATATCAAGAGGCATTCTTTCTCTATTGGCAAATGATATGGATTCAGTAAAGGAAAGAGGTCAAAGTGTTATTTTAGAAGAGCTAAGGGGTGCATCTAAGATTCCGGTAATGGATAGCCTTATGGAAAGAAGACCTCCTACCCAACGTAAGAGCAACGATAATATTGTATCTTTATTTGAGGAAGATGATGAAAAATAAAACACATGATGAAATGATCAGACAATCTGTAAAGGGAAGAGGCAGACAAGTAGGGGGTAATCATTATAGAGACTTTAAAATTATGCCAATAGAATATATTTCAAAAAATAAACTTGACTTCCTAGAGGGAAACATTGTAAAATATATTTCTCGGCATAGAAACAAAAATGGTGCTGAAGATATAAGAAAAATTATACATTATGCAGAGTTAATATTAGAGTTAGAATATGGGGAGAAGTAAATGGTATCATTGTTAGGGGGAAATTATTTACCAACAGAATATCAGGCATTTATACATATGTCCAGATACTCTCGGTGGTTAGAAAAAGAAGGAAGAAGAGAGAGTTGGAGTGAGACAGTAAGTAGGCTTGTTTCATTCTTTCGTCAACGGATAGAGGAAGTTGATGAAAAATCTTGGGAAGATATGGAAGAGGCAATATTGTCATTAGAGGTTATGCCTTCCATGAGAGCATTGATGACTGCTGGTAAAGCATTAGAAAGAGAAAACATTGCTGGGTATAACTGTTCGTATATACCGATAGATAGCCCAAGGGCTTTTGATGAGGTGCTGTATATCCTTATGAATGGTACAGGGGTAGGGTTCTCTGTAGAGAGACAGTACATTGATAAGTTACCTACTGTTCCGGATGTAGAATTTGAACACACAGAAGATGTGATATCTGTTGTAGATTCTAAAGAAGGTTGGGCTAAAGCATTTAGAGATGTTATTTCTTATTTGTACACAGCGAGGATACCTAAGATTAATGTGTCTAAGGTTAGGCCGGCTGGTGCAAGATTAAAGACATTTGGTGGTAGGGCTAGTGGGCCACAACCCCTTATAAACCTATTTGACTTTACTATTCTTAAATTTAAAAATTCCAGAGGTAGAAAGCTTTCCTCTATGGAATGCCATGATATAGTTTGTAAGACTGGAGATGTTGTAGTTGTAGGGGGTGTCCGTAGGTCAGCACTTATATCTTTATCTAATTTATCTGATCAACGTATACGTTCAGCTAAAACAGGGGATTGGATCTCTACTAATCCAGAGAGAACAATGGCTAATAACTCCGTTGCTTATACAGAGAAACCTGATACAGGAATGTTTATGAAAGAGTGGTTGTCTCTCTATGAAAGTAAATCAGGTGAGAGAGGTATCTTTAGTAGAATCTCTGCTAAAAAGAAAGCTGCTGAGAATGGTAGAAGAGATGTTAACTGGGAATTTGGAACTAACCCATGTAGTGAAATAATATTAAGACCTAATCAGTTTTGTAATCTTACAGAGGTAGTTTGTAGATCTGGTGATACTGTGGCTTCTCTTACAAGAAAGATACAGGTTGCCACACTATTAGGTACAATCCAATCTACCTTTACTAACTTTAGTTATCTAAGGAAGAGATGGCAGAATAATACAGAGGAAGAGAGATTACTTGGTGTGTCTCTTACAGGAATTATGGATTGTCCCCTGTTAAATGGTAATGAAGATGGATTAGAAAAACGATTAGAAACTTTACGAGGGATTGCTGTAGAGGCCAATAAATATTGGGCGGATAAGTTTGGCATAAATCAAAGTACAGCTATTACTTGTGTTAAACCTTCTGGTACTGTTAGTCAGTTAGTAGATAGTGCTAGTGGTATACATGCTAGGCATAACCCTCACTATATAAGAACAGTACGAGGGGATAACAAAGATCCTCTTACAGAATTTATGAAAGAAGCTGGTGTTCCTAATGAGCCAGAAATTAAAGATAATGAAGAATCTAAAGATATAACAGTATTCTCCTTTCCGATGAAAGCTCCAGCAGGTTCTATTTGTAGAAACGATATGACTGCAATAGAACAGCTTGAGTTATGGAAAATTTATGCAAAGCATTGGTGCGAGCATAAACCTTCTGTCACTCATTTTCCTTTACCGAAATAGTGACAGAAGGTTTATGCTCGCAC